TCCGTTGTCTGAATCAATCTTAATCCATGGACCCCAAGACTGATCATCTAAATCCCCACTTGAATATGTGGCGAGCGAATAGTACAACGTCAACGATGTGTTTGCGGTGAACTTATCTGTGGCGTTCTCGTCGTAAAATGGCTTCTGACTAAAACCACCAAGTGCAATCTCAGGGATGTTATAGAAGTTTTGAATCTGACCATTAACACTTGGCTTTAGAGAAATAGTACTTGCAGTATGTTGAATGACATTATCACTACGCATCTGAGCCTTTAATTCTTTACCATACACTAAGTGATCATGAGTGAAGATTGCTGCTCTTGTGTCAACCATACCAATATCAGGACCTGAACCAAACAAGTTAGGGAACACATGACCGTGAGTTGTAGTCGAAACATTAAAGACATTCGATGTTAAATTTGCGGCGGTATCTAAGGCATCACCTGCGGCATCTGCGGCATCACCTGCGGCTTCGGCTGCGTCTGCTGCTGCCTGCGCTGCGTCTGCTGCTGCCTGCGCTGCGTCTGCTGCTGATTGTGCCGCTGCTGCCTGTGCCGCTGCTTCAGAAGTAACTGTTGCTACTGTACTTGCTGCATTAGCAGAGGAAAGACCAAAAAGATCTGCAAGAGACTCAAGACTCAATGTTCCTGCGAGAATATCATCCCACAGCCCACCCCAGTTTAACTTGCTTGCGAGATAAAGAGCCAACAGTCCCATGTTGAATCCGTCCATTGACGGTCCACCATCACCATTAACTACTGGAGTTACATAAGGAAGAACATCCGGGGCTGCTGTGAAGGTGTAATCGATCTTCGACGATGGATTACTAAATGCACTAGTTCCGTATTGGTTTGCGGCCCTTACTTTGAAATAGTAACTATCTGTCTGCAACAGAACAGTCTTAAAAGTAGTGGTCTGTCCTGTAGTAAATGGGCCACTGTTCTCTGCTCGAGTGGTACCAAGTAGAATGTAGTTTCGTAGGTTGTCGTTAGGCTCAGTGTCGTCCCTTGTGTACCAGAATTCCATCTCTGTAACTACACCAGTAGGAATAGTTGCAGTCAATGAAATGCTTGGCTGATTGCTAATCGTGCTGCCCGTAGTTACTATAGGCGCATTTGGTTTAGCAATAGCACCTAAGTTAGGAATACTGTGACCAGCGCCAATGTTAGGGATGAAGTCGCTGATGTCTTCAACTGTGTAGACATCGTCATTGTATGCCTGCGCAGTAATCTCAAGAGTCAGACGACCGTCTTCAGAATCGTTTCTCTTTAAACGCACTACACGGAATAACTTATTCGTCCACCCGTAAACCGAATTAGTGATACCAACAACGTCACCTACCTGAGTGTTGAACTTGCTGTAGTCGGTACTAAACACTACCGTAAGATCTTCTCTTGACTGCCTTAGATCTAAGTTTGCAAGTATGCTGGCTTGAACAATGTTGTTAGTTAGTTCATGTGTAATTTGTAACTGATTGTCGGGCTCATTTTGGCTTCTGTAAACCTCAGGCAAGTCAACACGAACGAAGTTCATTTGGTCTTTTAAGTAAGCATACGGGAACTGCACCTCAACACTGTTGTAGAACGAATCAAGTGCTGTGCCAGTTAATGCAATTTGACCAATAATGTTACTGTCGTTAAAGTCAAGACTCTTAGCAGTAACTTTGTTGATCAGCACACCCCATTTGCCAGTGCTAATGTCATACGTAACATAAGAACCAGCAGTGCCTGCAATACGTTCCATGTTAGACATAACGGACTCAGTTGTTCGAATCAGTCCGTTAACTGTGTATCGCTTCTGTGCGCTATATGGTGGATACGTAACTAATGCATCTGAGTAAGTATTCAATGCCGTAATGCTGGCAGAATCAATCATTGCTTCTTCTAACCCACCACCATACATCACGTTAGTCATGTAATCGTGTAACACGTCACCAGGTTTGTTTAATGTGTTGCGAACATGAAACTTCAATGCTGGTATCGAACGTTGTCCTTTTGACGGGTCGTAGTTCATCTTAACAATCGCAAAGATTGTATTCTGCAGACTGTGACTGCTTCCCCAGCCAGGCATAATCGAATACGCAACAGCAGGAACAGAGCCAGCAATAGGTGTTGTTGTTCCTGTCTGACATGGGAGCATAGGCGAATTGCTATTGCCCTGGTACAAGTAGATACCAACTAACCCACTTGAATTAGAATCTTGCACTCCAGTGTCATCTGTGGTGTAATCAATCGTAGTACCGTCTGCCTTAAACGTAATGCGTTGATTGTTTAAGTAGACATCGTCAATAGTAATAACTGATGCTGTTCGACTTGACGGTGTTCCAGGGTTAGATGAGAACAGATCTCCTGTCTGTTCACAAAGAGCAATAACTGCATATAACTCTTTGTTTTGATTAGACATTTGCACGTCAATGACGGTGCCACCGAAATAAGAGTCGCCATAAGCCACTGGAAGTTTGTTATCAGTAGCCGGAGAGATCTGTTGCCTTACTCCTTGTGGTGTTGACGTTGACCCAGTTGCGTCGCCATTTTGCTGTCCGCTAAGATAGCGCATGACACCGACCCCAATAACTACTCTAACTAACGAGGCTGCAATTGTGTCACCTGCTAGCCACGAAAAAATTGAACCTATTGCCCCTAACCAACTCATAATTTATCCTTTAACCTGCTGTGCCTGTCTGCTGTGTACCTGTTGGTGCTATTGCTGGAGTGCTGGGTGTTGTTCCACCAAAGTCAAAAACCGCATCAGAGATTACTGCTACTCTGTTCATTGACAAATCTCCAGGGAACCAATATGTCTGATCTGCTTGATTTGTTCTACGTCCGCTAACTTTATTAAGTAACACTGACATAATTGATGAGCACGTTAACGAGATCGTTGTTGTAACTGTTTGTGCACTGTCTGACTCCCATCCTTCGTCAACGTTAAAGTTATTTATTACCCCACTGAACTCTAAGATGGGGTTGCCTGGAACATTAAGTAACTGCCCATTGGTATTAAAGAATGCACGTCTAATCTGAACAGGAGATCCTTTAATGGGATTCTCTAAGATAGCAGACATGTATTCTTGAGGAATCCCACTTAATGTAATTGTAACCTCAGACTGTGACGCCTTCATCTCATTGGAGATTTCAGTGACATTCAACAGTGCTCCGACCGCAGGATACAATTCGCCATCAATAGTAACTGGAACGTCATGGGTCGACATCCGTACTGTTACCGGTGTGCCTGAGTCAGACGTCTCAAACTTAATGAACGTTGCCTGCTGAATGGCAGAGTAAGAAGTAAGATTTAAACTTGTGCTCATACTAAAGTCTCAACAAAAGTAAACGGACCACTCCATTCTACAAAACCTAAGGGAGTAATCTTATAGTCAGGCATGTCAGTGCAGATGACATTAAAGGTACAAGCACGACCAACAGTAATGCTATGACTTCCGCTTGTCTCTAAGACTGGGCGATTAAGAATCACGTTCCCTGAGGAATTTGCAACGTTACCAGTTGAAGTATAAACATGACCAGAACCGATCTGAATCAAATCGCCTGCTTTAAACCGATAAGGAGCAGTCGGGGCCGACCCACTTACAACAATATTTGCACTTCCCTGGGTAACAGTAGCAGTCCATCCTGAGGTAGACGACTGACTTCCTTGATAACCAAAGATATAGTCAATAGCAGCATTGTTGAAATTAATGTTCGCAGGAGACAATCGATCTAACTGATCTAAAGTCTCAATGTATTGCCTTATGTTTTGCCACTTAGTGCCAGGAGACGGAGTAACCACAAACCGCCATATCTTCCCACCACGAGATACAGTTCTAATTGACTGGTCTCGTGACATTGTCTGTGCTACTACTCCTCGCTTGTTGATTTGAATGTCAACTGCGTTATCTATAATCCATTGAAACGACATTATCTACCTCCTGGCATTCCTCGTTGACCTTTCAACGAGACAGCGTATAAAAATTCTGGGTTAGCGGCCAACAACTGTTGGAAACTACGTGCATCAACTGCATTAATGTTGTAGGTTACCTGAGTAGACGCACCAAGTTCGTGATTGGGAATAACTGTTCGACCAGCAGCACCAGTCAACAACTCAGGACCCCTCTCACCAACCAATACTGGCTTATTAGTAGGAATCACCCCACCGTCAGCAAAGCCAAGTAAACTCCCGATAGCAGAGAAAATGTTACCACCTGCGCCGCCTACTTTGTTAACCGTGAACATCTTAGCCATTAACTGTTGGATCTCAGAGCGAAGAAGCATCTCAACAATTGAATTCATAAAACTCTTAAACTCAAACTTACCAGTCTTAGCGAAGTCAATGATAAGATCTTCCATTCCTTGAGTAACTTTCTGAAATACATTACGTGCTTGTTGAGCAGCATTAGTTGCGTTCTCAACGTACTCGTTAAACGCTTGCGACCAGCCAGTTGCAAAAGAACGCGATGCTTCGTAGTTCTCACGTTGCGCTTGAGTAAGTGCCTTAACTCCTTTTGTTGCAGCATCGTAATAAGCCTGTTCTTCTTCAAGACTCATTGAGGTGCCACGACGTGCATTCTCTGCTTCGATCTCTGCTTTTGCTTTCTCTTTAGCCGCTGCAACAATATCATATTCCATGCGCTTGATCTCAGGCAATGTTAACTTTGCAGTGTCATCCATAATGCCTTGCAGTTCTTTCTCTTGATCAATACGTGCTTGAGTGCCGAAGTCAACTAATCTCTTTTGTTGTTGTGCTTGAGCAAGTTCAAGTTCTGCTTTCTTAAGTGCTTCAAGATTAGCCTTTGCCGCTTCATAGTACTTCTGTTGTTCTTCCCATGACATTGCCTCGCCACGACGTGCGATCTCTGCACGAATAGCAGCATCAGCGGAGTCCTTGGCTGCTTTCTCGAGGTCTTTGTACTTCTTCTCAATCTCAGGTAAGAACACTGACTCGGCTTCGTGATACAAGTCATTGATCTTCTTAAGTGATTCTTGCAATGCTTGCGTAGAGAACAATTCAAAGTTGTTGGCTTGAGTTGCTTTTTCTCTTGCTGCCACTAATTCGTCAATGGATGCTTTCTGCTTGTTGTATTCAGAAGATACCTGAGCCAATGCAGCCTTAAGGGCTTCTTGCTCTTTCTTCTCGGTTGACTTAGCAAGTTGCTGCTCTAATGACTTCCTGACTCCGGCGTATTGTTGATCAACTTGCGCACGTAGTTTCATTGTTTCTACGTAAGTTGCGCCCTTGCCGATCAGATCAGTATCTAACTTGTATGCCTTAAGTGCCTCAGCGCCTTGCGACTTGTATGCACTCACTGAATCATTGATCGCACTAACCTTTGCCTTTAATGCATCAACTACGTTTCTCTTTGCATCAGCATTTGCTTTGTCTGACTCAGTGCTAGTCTTTGCTGCTGCCGCTGCATCTTTCTCTGCTTTAATAGTTTCAGCAGATCTCATACCCATTGCTTTGCCAATTTCATTAATCGCAGCAACAAAGTCTTTATTAGTGATCTTAGCAACGTAATTCTCAAGTCCAGCAGCGGCATCATCCCACCAGCCCTTCAAGTCTTGCTTGGTCATGCCTTTCATGACTTCGTCTAAGATAACAAACGCCGCGATTGCCTGTCCGATTAATGGCAGCATACGAGTGAAACCAAAAGCCATAGCAGACAAGTCCTTAGTGAACTTACCTACTGTGAGTGTTCCAGCCAATACATCACGTGTAAAGAAGCCAAAGAATCTAGAGATAATACCCGCACCACTGCCAAAAGAAGTGAACGAGCCCTTCAGTGTTGCGACGGCTCCACCCATTGACAATATGTTCTGTGACAATGCTGATGCAGGAGCACGAATAACTTGAATTGTGTCAGCAAATATACGTAATCCCTTAGTTGCAATGAATAGCACACCCAGTACTTGTGCTAAACGAACAACTGTGCTGATCACACCCTCGATTGCCTTAGGATTGATTCCGTTAAAGAAGTCACTAATTGGCTTTAATGCCTGTAACAACGAGACCTGTAAAGTGTTAATCGCATTGGAGAAGTTTTGACTTGCTTGACCTGCTGCTTGAATTGATGCTGCGGAATTAGCAGCACCAGCAAATGCTCCTGAATAAGCAGCACCTAACTTGTCGAGAGCAACACCTTTAACTGTCTTGCCTAGTACTTCAAAGGCCAATGCATTACGTGTTGCCGCATCTTTAACTTTCTCAAGACCAGCAAACGTTTTGTTGAGCAACTTCTCAGTCGATAGTTTGCTCAAGTCGTCAAGACTAATTCCTAATTCGTCGAATGCCTTTTGCGTAGAGGCAGCGCCGTCTGCCGCATTTCCAACGTTCTGACTAAACTTAGCAATCGCATTTAATGCTGCGTCTGCTGATCCACCGTTCTCAATGAAAGCACGTTGTAATGCCAACAGCGATTGTACACTGACGTCTACTGAGTCAGCCATATCAGACAATGCGTTTGCTGACTGATATGCATTACTGATGAATGACCCAATTGCTAAGCCTGCCAATGCTCCTTTGAGTTTACTAAAAACTTGATCAGTCTTGTCAAGTGACCCTTGTAACTGCTTAAGTGACCTCTGTGCCTGCGTACTGTCTACTTCAATTCTGTAGGTATCTGTAGTCATGTTTATTTCCCGAAAATTTTCTTGTATCGCTTATGCAACCACTTGAAGAACGGGATAGTCATTCCTTTTGGTGCTTGCTTTGACCCACGCATCCCACGTTGAGTCATATGACGACCTTTGTCTAAGACCGTAGCATATGGATAATCTGCGACAATAGTGTCGCCCTTTAATGCTGTATTGCTTCGTGCATTACCACTGCGAATTGGAGTTAAGTCTTTGAACTCGTTGATTGATTCACGCGGAACCTTTTTAAGTTCAGCCGCCATCTTCTTAGTCTTTGCTAGGATCTGTGACTTACTTGGTCCGACGATCTTAGCAGTGATCATGCCTTTGCCTTTGCCTTCGCTACCATTTCTAACATCTGTTCTTGTGTTAGTTTTGGTGGTTCGCCTTTGTGATTCTCTTTGTTTATCTTATGTTGTTCCCATCGTGCACTTACATCAAGCACGTGAAGATCAAACGTTGTTGCACGTTCCAACGCTTCACTGGGAAGACAATGATACCTTGCTGCTAAGTTATCTAATGTAATAAGCATCATAGTATTTGTGTCTTCCCAGTCAGGGTCTTCACCTATTACTTTCCCAGTGTCTCAACAATCTTAGAGATACTGCGAACCAGCACAGTACTTGGTAGCATGACCTCACCTTGGATAATTTGCTTTCCTGTCTCATCAAGAATCAAAGTACGTACAATATCGATCATTGACCCTGCATTCTCGTGATTTGCACCTGCGAGTTTCATGAATACGTCAAGTGGTTGACGATCCCATGTGTAGAACTCAAGAGACTCACCGTACTCTTTAACAGTATCCTCGTCGTCAAGAACGACCATAACAAGTTTTGGTTTTGCTGCAATTTGACTTAGTTTCATTTAATCTTCCTCTCTATTAATCAATGTGTTGATCAGAACTAACGCAAAGTTTAGTCTGTTTAATGCTTTCTCGGTGTCTTGACGTGAACACCTAATCTCATTGTTTGCTTTTGCGATCTCAGCAAGCAACGATTTAAGTAATTCATCGTTCGTCTTTCTATCTAATAGTTCCATGGATCTCACCTCATAGTATTTAGTCAAAAAAATAGGGCACCGCAATGCCCTATTTCATTTTGTTGTGCTAATTAAGCAACGGTGTAGTCACCAGACACAGTGATAGTTACCGGAGTAACCCAGACTGGACTGTCGGCGCTCACTGCTGGTGCAAGACCAGTAATGTAACCGATACCGCTGATTGTCTTCGAGCCAAGATTGATCTCAAAATCAACTTCAGTCTTAGCAGTGCTTAGACCCATGAGACCCAACTTTGCTGCTGAGCCGCTTGTGGCAGCCGCATTACCGAAGAACGAAGTTTCTTCAACAACAATGTTAGTGCTAATGCTGTTAGTTGCTGTGGTAGGTACCTGCAACTTTGCAGCCTCGTTTAATTGCGCCCAACTAAAAACGTCGTTAGCGTTGTTAATTGTAACGTCTTGTAGCGTTGGGATAGCCAAGTCGCCAGTAACACTTGTTGAAAGTGTTAGGATTGGGTTAGTGCTTCCTGCTGCTGATAAAATGTAATCAGATGCCATGTTTCATGTCCTTTATAGAATGTTAGTGAATGTGTATTCAAACGTTGTAACTTGTAAGTCGTTCTCAAACTCTGTAGTGACTTGCACTTCCTTTTTAAAGAAAGCACTGCCTAACACAGTCTTTGCATTTCTCATCGCATTAACTAACGTCTGATACTCAGTTGGCTGTTGTTTTGCATCGCTTGCGAGGTAAACTTTAACTGTAGTAATTTGTGCGTCGATGTTTGAACCATTTAAAACAGAAAGAAACTCTTCTGTTGTGATTTGATCTTCGTCAACGTAAATTGACTTAGGGTTCTTCAAGTACATCACAGTTCCAGAATTACTAAACGGCAATTCCTCAGACACCTTAAATGTCTTCAGTTTCAACGCTTTAATGTAACTAATGAACTCTTCTCTCATCGCACTCTCTTTAGATTGATCTTACCAGGGATCTTCTCGCTTGTGGCGATTACTCCGTCACCATCAAAGTCGTACCAGGAGCCGTCTGTGATCAATTCAATAAACAAGTCATCTGCTTTCTGCTTGTAGTAACCAAGTTTGCGATACTCTGCATTGTCCTCAGTACCAAAGTCAGCGACCATAGGTAATATGTATTCAGCCAAAGCCTCATACACACATAGGTCAGTAAAGTCATTTTGTCTTGCGAGAATTGAATCAGGATCAACTGCACTAATAGTACTCGTTGGTTGTAGATCGACCCACCAGTTAGTCGAGCGGACCTTTGTAAGAATCCGCTCGGTTGCTCTAACTAAAAGAGGTTCAACTACGTCTTCAGTTAGCCCCTCATTGGCATCAAATAGCCGTTGATCACGATCAACGATATCCTGATACTCAGCAAAACTAATTGTTACTTGGTTTTGTTTGATGAAGGGCATTACTGTTATCCTCTATTAAGCGTCAGCAAGTGTGCTATCAAAACTCATAGCAACACCGTATGCGTCAACTAATTCGCCAACACCGTATTGTGCAGTAGCAACAACTTCAGTGGCACGCATCGATGCATCACGTTGTAGTTCAATGCTGATGTCCTTCATAATTGCAAGGCCAAGAGCATCACGGTGGAATAGACCACCAACAGAGTCACCAGTTGTGTGACCAACGTTTGCGCTTTCGTAAACTGGAACACCAGCGATAGTACCAATAAAACCGGTTGCCATTGCTTGGTTCTGCACGAAACCACCATTTGGGTTAGCATAGGTGTTAGTCAATGCAGACTTGATGTCATAAGCAACTAATGGGTTCAACACACAGAACAAGTCTGAGCCAGGGACGCCAGCAGCACGTAACTTAGCAACTGCTTGGAAAATGTGAGCCGCTGTAGCAGTAGTGGTTGCGCCACCAACAACTGTGCTGAAGCCAGCAAACAGTGCAGTTAGGTCTTTGTCCATCTTGCGAGCAATTGCCTCACCGAACAAACGACCTAAGTCAGCGATAACGTTGGAAGCAGAAGCATTCAACGAAAGATCAGACACGCGAGCCATAATACCTGCTTCGCTAACTGTTAGTACTGCACCATCAGTGCTAACTGCGGTAGCAGACATGTCGTCTGCTTCAGTTAGACCAGCAGCCGTAACATTGCTGTAAATCGGCACAGTAACAGTCTTGCCCTGTCCCATACCCATGTTGAAATTCTTAACAAGATTACGCATTAAAGAACGCTCTGAAGCGATGAATAGTGCTTCTTGTACAATAGAAGGTAGTAAGTCGTTTAGACTCGTAGTGTTGGTTGTGATTTCGTTAGCCATTATTAATTCTCCTTAGAAGTGTTAGGCAATTCCGTGTTCTGTCCTGTATTTCTTATACAGTTCACGGTCTTTAGGGTTTTTCATATCAAGTTTCGTGATATCTACTTTTCCATTACTATCAGCAACAACATTGCTTCGAGTCATAGTGGTTGATGGAGTAGGCTGAACAAAGTGTGGGTTCTTTTGTAAGAATTCCTGAACCAAGTCGTCTACTGAGAACGACGTGCCAGAATCTGTGTAACGAGTATTTCCCTTGTCATCTACTACTGCAACGTCACCATCTTCAGTTAGCCTAAGACTGTTAATTAACAATGCCTTGACTTGATCAGCATTAACTGCTTTGTATTTTGCGGCTGCTGATAGTAATGGTGTGTTCACTTTATATTCTCGGATGATAGTATCACGTTTAGCAATCTCTGCATCTTTCTTACCTGCAAGTTCTTGTAACGTCTTCTCAAACTCACCACGTTTAATTTGCTCTGCTTGCTGACGCTTCTCTGCTTCAGTCTTTAGTGCACGTAATTCGTCGATGTCACCTAAGTCTTCAAACTTCTTCTCGTACTTCTTGGCAATGCTGCCTTTCATTCGAGCCATCATGTCGTTGACTTCATCTTGCGTATAAGTTTTGCTTGTTGCTGCCTGGGTGTTGTTTTCTGAAGTACCAGTATCTTCATTAGCCAATGTTTGATCGGTCATTGTCCCTCGCCCTCTCTAAGGTTAAATTGCATTTTTATTTAGTCTATACTTTCGCCGTTTTGAATAACGCTTGAAAAGTCTTCAATTCCCAGCAATACTGCTAATTGATCGTCGATTTCACGAAGCAATGCTGGGTCGGTTGCTACTTCTTTTGCTGTCTTTAAGTTAGCAATATCTGTGCTCGTGTCTTTAATGTTAAATGATCCAGGATATTCAATGTATCCGTTGTATGTTGTGTTCTGATACAACGCAAACAGCGTCCAGATCTGTTCCTCTGCTAACTCTAAGTTGTCTGCTAATGCCGATAGTTTAGAGTTGAGTAATTGAAACTCAGTCTCAAGTGCAACTCCACTTAGCACACGTGACTCAGTAGCACGTACTCCGCCAATGTTTGCCATCTTCTCAATCGACTGAACCGTGTTGTTGATTGCATTGTAGATGTTAGTGATGTTTGCTCCAGCGAAATCAAGCACGTACGGCTTTAAGTTTCCGTCTAAGTTCTCAGGCATCTGTATGATCGCACCAGCACCAACACCGACTTGCGTGTCAGAGGTAGTTACCAATGATGGATGTGAATCAAGTCGAATGCTTTGATCTACCTCAGAGGTACAATTGTAAATGAACCTCTGCATGTCTGCGATGTCTGCAATCTGTGATACACCCAATCCACGTACAATACTGCGATCACTGTACGCAATGACTGCTGGGATAACACCTAATTGGTTTTCTTCTTCAGTTGAATCAATTAATGTCTCGTGCTGAACATCAACAACATAAGTCATAACTGCTTCTTTAGTCCATTCTTTGATTGTTTGTATGTCGCCGTTAACTTCTTCAATGTACTTGAGATACGCTAATTCATAGCGACCAGCGGGAGTACGTTCCCACCTCCAGTCAATAACAACTAAGGGAGTCATCAACGATACGTATGGGCGAACACCTTGAGCCTGTTCGTCGGCTCGTGTAACTGCATTAACGTTCGGCTTACTAAGAACAACCCAGCAGTGGCCAAACACGTTCGACCAAGTGCTGACTTCTTTCATAAAGTCATTAAACGATCGTCCTTCAAAGTCAGCGTCAATAAGAAAATCAATGACCTCATCTGTGTTGACCATTGTGCCTAATTCACGTGCAGGCTCTTGCCTAAACAAGAAACTATTGTAAACAGAGATAACTGACTTGCATTGATTGTCCAATGGAGTACTCTGTAGACGTGCAGTGTATTCTTTGTCGGTCTCTAATGTGTATCGAGTTAAGTAGTTTGCGTCTCTATATGCCTTTCCACCCACATACGAGTTATAGAGGTAAAGCCACTGTTCTTTGTTCTGGGTGTGAAGTGCGTTTGTTGATAGAATGTTTTTAACATCAGACATATAGGTTCCTTTGAGTCTTAATTTATTTATGTGATACTATGCCCGAATCTACGGGGTTCAGTTACTGGAATGTTTCGTCTTACTGGGAACACGTAGTCAATAAAGTATCGAAGGGCGTCAGAGAAGTGATCAAACCCACTATCTTTGTCAGGAATGCTACTATTCTCTTTATACGAATGCTTCTCTAATGATTCGATTGTCTTCTTGCACTTAGGATCAATGAAGAACGTTCTTGTCCCGTCAGCAGAACATAACTTACTGTTCACTGCATTAATACCGTCCCTAACTGGGTTATGTGCATTAGGTGCTTTTACTGTGAATCCTGCGTTGTAGAGAATTGAGTGATCTGTGACACCGGAGGCAGCAGAAGTCTTGCGAGCGGCTCCTGCTGGGTCTGGGTAGACGATGATCTTTTGTTTAGGGTATCTGTTTCTGATTTCGTTAACCATTTCTGCGGTGTTAGAAGATAGCAAAGAGATTTCGTCGATTGCATAAGCGATATTTCCTTCATGAATAAAGACCACTGCTGACATCTGCCCTACGTTAAAGTCAAGTCCAATGTGTAAGACTTGCGGAACTTCTCTTGTGAACTGCCTTACGTTCTGTTTTCTATCAAATGCGTAATAGATCAGGTTGCTTGC